TCTTCGCCCAATACGGCAAAGGCCTGCCCGTGTTCCGAGCCAAGCGCAAAACGCGAGGCGAGGCGCACGAGGTAGCTGCTAGAATGCGCGCGAATGGCATAGACGCTTCAGTCTTTGAGATATACAAGATTATGGAAACTGCACAACATGACACCGCACTACCTAGCCGGGGAAACGGCAAAGATGATGGGGCTAACTCTTGAACTCGCAAGAAACCGCACCGGAGATCGCCAAAAGGCATGGCTTAACGGCTACGCCCAAGCAATGCCACTGCAAACACCAAAGGATCGGAACCGGTGCCGTATTTTACAACAGCCTCGGAATCCTTGAATGCACTGTTTGCAGTGGATGGCAGTTGATCCGAAAGCCTGTTAAATAGCCTGCTACGGCGGGCTGTTGTCATCATCAGCATAAACGCGCACGTCATAGTTAATCGCTGTGACGTTGCACCCATTCCCGCTAGGCGATACCTCGGTGATCAACGCCGGATAGTTCCAGCGGATCAATGGGCCGAAGTAGATGTGTGGCGGCTCAATCGTCCACGAAAGATCCGGCGTAAAGTCGGGCTGCTCGGCAATCGAAAGCCGATAGTCGTCAATCCTTGTGGCGGTAAACGGGCCGGATAGCGTGCCATCTGGTCTGCGCAACCCAACAACATGCACGCCACCAGCAGACCAGTCTAGCGGCTCGCTTGAGCGCAATACAGCGCCAGCACCCATCACCGCGTATTCTTCAAGAATTGCGCTTTGTCCGTACCCTGGCACGTCATCCAGCAGCGGAACATAAGACAAGTATCCACTGTTCATCGCGTCAAGCTCAGTGCTGAACGTATAACCCCACCGACGATACCGCTGCGCCCGGCGCTTGCGCATACCGATCCGCCATGCGCGGGTTTCATCGGTCACGCCTGCAATGCGCATTTTCTCGACTCGTGCGCCAGCATCTCCAGGCAACCGACACTCGACAGTCGTCCACTGGCGGTTCACTGCATCGAAGTATTCCACGTCAACGCCGTCAAAGTCGTCAACGTCAGTCGAGGAGAACTGGCGCACCAATGGCGAAGTCATGTTCTGCGGGCTGTATGCCTGTTCAAAGACCGTGCGCGGCTCGTCACGCACGGGTTTGATCAAGCCCCGGTCAATGGTCAACTCAGCAAACCCAGCTGCCAGAGCGTCGTTAATAGCGTCTTTGACGGTGGTCCGGTCGTTAATCGCATCATCATAGTAGTCGCCGCGTGCGTCCCAAATATCGCCAAGGCGGTGCAGTTCGGCCAGGTTTATGTCGTCATCTGTATATCCGACTGACTTTGCGATATAGGCAACCCACGGCGCGATGCTGCGGGTCGCCATTGGCGCGCTCCACGTTGATCCGTTCCAGAGCGGTAACTTTCTGGTCGCGCGCACCGAAACCAAAGACTCAGATTGCGCGGCAATGCGATCGCCGGTCACGATCCTAAGCGCGATAGTTGTAAAGTCCGGGTAACTGGTCGGTGCGTTTAGCTTTGAGCGTAGGCCGTACCATTGGATAGTGTCTTGCACGTTGGTCTTTGTTGATTTCGAGCCGATACGACGCACACGCACTTCTGGCTGATAGTAGGATGCAAGGTCTATAGTTTCGGTAAACCCGATTTGATCTAGCGTCTTTTTTGTGTACGTTTTAACCACGCTTGACCATGCGCCAGCGGAGGCATAGTTGCGGTATTGAATTTCAACGGTTACGGCGTGAGTGATAAGGTGGCCGTTGCTGGCCTTAACTTCCGCCAGGCCATTAGGGAACATCAAATCTACTTCGATCTTGTTTGTGACCTCGCCAGCAGGGCACGCGACAAACGGGCCTAGCCAGTCGCCCTCAGTGCTGCTTTCGTCGAGCACGATTGAGACGGCAGAGGATGTAAGCGCGGCAAACCCGATCCACGCGGAATCCGTAGCCCCCGTATCATCTAAGCGCTCAAGGCTAATTGTCGATGAGCTGGCCGCCGTTATCCGGTAGCGCAGTCCGCGCCAGCCAATGCACATGTTTAGGGTGCCGAGCGTTAGCGCAGTAGCTGGTGCGCCGCCCTCATAGTTAAGCGTCATTGTCCCGCTAACGCCTGGAGTGATAGTGTCAACCACATAAAAGCCGGCGTTTGGGCCTGCAATCTCGATCAAGTCGCCAGGCGCAAAGCCTAGCTGATCCATGTCACCGGTGATGATGTCGCGCAAGCCTGCGCCGCCATCGGTTACGGTGTACGGGTATCTAACGTCAATTTCCGCGATCATGCCCGACGCCCAGCCGACAGGGAAATATCCGGCGCCCGAGGGGATGGTCACGACAAAAGCCAGGAAAGAATACTCAGACGCAGACGCAACTGGATCGACCGCGGTAGTCGTGACAATCGTCATGCCGGCAGTACCGTTAGAGGTTGCCCCCACCTCTTTGCTGCTGTGCCACCAATGCGAAGCCGAGTTGACGCTAACGTCAGCGCCAGGCTGAAAAATAGTAAATTCAGCATCTTCCCCGAGGCTAATTACTGGGGTGTCGCCGATCAGTACGCCAGACAACGGAATATCAAACTGACCAACCCCGACGCAAAGGAGCATTTCAATAACCTGCTCGCGCGGCCCAGCAAAGAAACGGTGCGGAGGCATCAGGTAATCTGGATAAACAGGATACTGCCCGGACACTTCGCGCACAGGGCTATTTAGTTTCGCGCTATTCCCCTTAACCGCCGCCTCCGACAAGCGCTCGCCTGATTGGGATGCCTTGTTACCCATAGTCGGTATTTTTGGCATAAAAAGACCGGTGATGAATTTCATCGCGGCTTGTGCTTGTACCGCCAGGAAAACAGTCTCCAGCCCCTTGGCCTGCGGGTAGATGCGCACGGTGTCTTCAGGGCGGAAAGTGGTCAGCGCCCAGTCGCTAGGCGCAACAGCGGCGCCGTTAATCGTCACGGTGATAGGCGGCGATTCGCGGCGTTCGTATTTCTTAACCGTCGACTCTAGCCACGCCTCGACAGTCTGCGGCTTGAAGGTTTCGTGACTCTCTAGCGGTTCGCCTTCAAGCTGGCTCGGAAAAATTAGGACTGTCACGGTAATAGACCACCTTAAAGAATGGCGCCTCAAAGGCGGGTATGCGCTGCCATCGACAGCCTGACTTTGCGCTGGTGTCCAGCACCGCTAGACGGCCTTCCAATTCTACCACTACGCCAACATGAAGCATCAGCCGGCCAGTGAATACCATGGCCAGCGCGCCGACTTCTGGCGCGCACTCTTCAAGCTCTTTGGCTTGTTCGTGGTACGCCTCAGTAAAGGCGCGCGGCATGGTGTTTCGGATATGGCCCCATGATGGCAGCAAGCGCTTGCCGTAGACCTTGCTGCGCACTTCGCGGGCGAGCGCCCAGCAGTCATAAGCACCACCTTCGCCGCGTGCGCCGTCAATATATGACGACTGCAAGTAGTCGTTAACCCATGAGTCGTTCACAGGTACTTTAGACCGGGCGCATTCTTGGTCGTATACAGCAGACTAGGCCATGCGACGTTGATCAGGTCAAAGAACCCAGCGCTTAGCTGCACGGCAAGCTGTTCAATCGAGCCATTCTGCACCGTCATGCGATACGGCGCCTCGGCAGGCGTGCTTAGATCGCTCAGCAGATAGGTGCGCAGCGTTGCCGATACGCGAGCCTCTGCTGTCATCGCCTCGTCAATCTTGGCCTGAGCTTCGCCGTTAACGTTGTCGATGGCTATCGTGATGTTCTGCGCGCCACGGCTGTCCTTTTTCGGTAAGGCCACGTCGATGGCCGCTGCGGTAAACGTCAGGGTGCGCGCGTCTTCCGTGACGCACGTTTGATCGGTGAAGCCGTTGCAGATCAGAATGGGCGCAGTCCACGCTGGGCAAGTTAGCTCCAGCGTGAACAATCTCACATCATCGCCACCGCTGGCGTAGAATTGGTTTCGGAACGTCAATGCTATAACTCCGACGCTAGGATATTTTATTTATGCATATCCAGACATTCTCCGATGACCCTTGTATAACCATAGAGTCCGATGAAAATACTCTTAACTGCACGTTCTGGCCAGCAGATAGCACTATAACAGTTACGCCATTTACAAACCTATTCCCAGCAGCCACTGATGTCGGGACACTCCCGATGTTTGCATATACTGAGCCGTTAATTAAAAGGTCGATTTGAGCAAAGCCGGCAGCTGGAAACGCAGATGATGTTAAAATGTTAAAGGCTACAAGGTAAGCGCCGTCCTCCTTCGCGGTAAAAGCGCTATCTATGGTCGACCATTCTAACTGCGAGTCAAATGACTCTGTTTGTAGCTGTATAATGGTAGCTGTTGACGCTGGCACTATCTGATTTACTGTCGAGTACGCCCTAACGCCAGACTGGCTAGACGCAGAGAATTTACCACATCGAAGATTCCTTACCCCCAAGTCATCCGAGAGAATAGCCCCAGCGACAACTGATATGGAATTGATTTCAGCTGCGTCAATTTTATTGAAATTTCCAGACCCCATTTCCTGCATTACGGCAGATGGGAAAGATGTATCAACAACCCGTAGCATGTTTGACAGGTAGTCGCCAATAAAAATTCTATCCCCGTAAAAATCAAAGGATGTGCCAGTCGCTGACACGCTGCCTATAAATACGGGAGAGGCCGGGTTATCCATACTATAATAGGAGGTAATTCCCGCACCAACTACAAGGTAGCGCCCTATTGGTCTTACCCAGTGCGTATTACCTATCGGTCCAGGCGGGGTAAATCTGGAAACCCACACTGCTGCCGATGGGTTTGAAACGTCTACAACCTCTACCGTGTCGGAAGCAATACATGCAATATATGCAAACTTCCCGTGAATACATACATTCCGCCCATTCTTAGCATCTACCGGCAAAGAGAGTGCGCTAATTGTGATATTGCTGGGATTTCTAATGTCTGCTGAAAATAGCTTCACAGCCAAATCATTATTCGTAAAGTATAAAACGCCACCAGATACGAACGCCCCCATAATTGAAACGGTGCCAACTCCGACACTGCTTATCAGCTTGATATTGTCGTTGGTGATATCATAAGCGTGCAACTGCCCAGCCTGATACCCTAAAACAAAAAGCTCACCGCCATAAACAATCAGCGAGTGGCTGCCGGCAGAGGGAATAGATGTCGAGCTTAGCAAGGTCGGAGACTTTTTATTTACTATGTCATATGTTTTTATCAGGCCTTCGCCC